TCTGCTCCTATAGTAGTACTTTATTGGACCTTCGAGATGCCAGATTATCAACAGATTATGCGTGCTGCTTCTAATGATGCGAATCTAAAGTTCTCTCAACTTTATTCCGTAGATAAGCCATTAGAAGATGCAGAGTTATCTCGTTTTGAAACTGCAGCTAAAAAGTATGAGAACTACCCCATTTACTTCTGTTCTATCCCACAGAACATGAATAAGATTAAAGAGACTAATAACAAAGTAGCAATGAAGTATCCGTACCATACTATTGTTAATTTGTTAGACCACTCACGTCTTATTCTAGGATCAGAAGATTCAGAATTGCAAAAGCTTAATACAGTATCAAAAGCCTGTATGTGGATGCAATCTAAAATGGGGTCAATAACCATACTATTATCTCAGTTAAACAGGAACATCGAGCAAGAGTTCCGAGCAAAGAATCAATACCAACCATTACTTACCGATTTGTTTGGTGGTGATTCTATTGGTCAGGATGCTCACGTAGTTATCATGCTACAAAGACCGTATGATTTGTATGGCATTACAGATAAGTATTGTGGAGAAGATCCCATTAACTTACTGGCATGTCATATAGAGAAAAATCGTGACGGTTTATTGGGTATGATACCCTTTGAAACTAATTTATCAACATTTACAATTCAAGAAAGATGATTCAATTACCTACAGAAAAAGTTGCAGCGGCTAGAAAAAGCCCTAAAAACTTGGTAGTGTATGGACAGCCTAAAGTGGGTAAGACAACAGCGATAGCCAAGCTGGATAATTGTCTTATTATCGACTTAGAGCGTGGTTCAGACATGGTAGAAGCGTTAAAGGTTCAAGCTAGTAACCTAAAAGAACTAGCAGAAATTGGTAAAGCTATTATGGCAAATAAAAAACCATATAAGTATATTGCCATTGACACTCTTACTCAATTAGAAGTGTGGTGTGAAGCAGAAGCTAAAGAGCTTTACAAGCAAACTCCTATGGGTAAGAATTTTGATTCTGATAACAAAGGGTTGTCAGTACTTTCATTACCTCAAGGTGCAGGTTATTTGTATCTAAGAATGGCTGTTAAGAAATGGATGGATAGACTAGAATTACTAGCAGACCATATCATTTATATCGGTCACTTAAAAGATAAAATGCTTGACAAGAAAGGTAAAGAAGTAGCGAGTAAGGATTTAGATTTGACTGGTAAAATCAGAAACATTGCATGTGCTAATGCTGATGCTATCGGACTTATCTATCGTGAAGGAGACAAAACAATGATTTCATTTGATTCTAGCGAAGACATTAACGCAGGATCAAGATGCGAACATTTACGAGGCCAGAAGATGGAACTGGACTGGAAGAATATTTTCATCGACTAATTCAAAAACAATTAAAACCAAATACAATGAGTATTGAAGCAAGAGTAGAGACTACTGTAACTCCAGTAGCACAAGGAGAAACTATCAAATTAACAGTTTCTGGAATTTTAGCAGATTTAGATAACGGATTAGACCGTGAGAAGATTGCTACTAAATATGGATTAACTAAACAAGAAGTTAATGAAGTATTTAAGCACCCTAAATTACAAGGTCGTCGTGTTAAGCGTAAGCCTGCAGTTAGATTTACATTAGTAGATGATACTACATCTGTAAAGACAGTTGATTATTCACCTGTAGAAGATGAAGATGAGTCTCAAGTTACTACTATTGAAGATACTGTAGATCCAAATTTAGCTATGTCTTTAGACGCTGTATTAGATGCTGATCCTAAACATGTTAAATATTTTATCTAAACCTTTAAAAATTAAATCAAATGGCTGTACAGTCGAATAATTCAGAAGTAGAAGTAGTAGGTGGCGTAACCCTGTATACAGGTATTGCCCCAGTAAAAGTGATTGCAGTTAATCCAACAATGGATGAACTAAAAGATCTAGGAATTAATGCTAAATCAGATCCAAGTTATCAAGTATCTATTAATGATAAAGAGTATAACAAGATTTGTTTCTGGCTTGAGTGTATTAACCCTAACTTTAAAGTTAAGTTTGAAATCTTAATGCAACCTAGCCATCGTGTTAACAATAACGGAGATAAATCAATGTGGATTAATAATGTAGGTCAAACTACATGGTCTGCTGATGTTCCAAGTTATGACTGGTGGAAGAATGTAGATAAGACTCGTAAAGCTTATGTTGGAGAGGATGTGTTGATTGACTTTACTAAAGCATGGGCTAATGTAGCTAATGGTGCAGAAGTATCATTTGATACTATTACTGCTATTGCTAATGGTGATGTAAAAGAAATCAAAGAATTAGTTAAAGCTTTGAGTGGTAACTCTTTGCGTGTACTAATCGGTGTGAAAGATGGTAAATATCAGCAAGTATATGGTAAACATTTTGGTCGTATTAAACCTATGCGTGATGCAGATTTTGTTAAAGCTTTGAACAATGACTATGGTTCATTCAATGCAGAGTATAACACAGATCTTAAATTGCAGGTTTATACTCCAGAACTAATTGTTGCAGACGAAGATGCAGATTCTTCAACAGCTATGGCTGCAGGAGATGATGGAGATCTTTGGGATAAATAATTAAATGTTTAATTAAAATGATAACAGGGGGGCTATATGTCCCCTTGTTTCATTTTTATATTTGCTTGTATGATTGAAGCGAGAAAAAGTGAGGATTATTTACATACAAGTGTTATTTTAGATAAGATTACAGAATATGATATTTTCAGGCATTATTGTCACAATTTTAAGAAATTTAATGACAAGTTTTGTAGTGAATTACGCGCAGACAATAATCCAACTTGTTCTATTATCTATTTGAATAGCAGACTTTTATATAAAGATTTTGGGACTGGGGAGTCTCATGATTGTTTTAGTTATGTACAAGCTAAGTATAATTTAACTTTTATTGAAGCATTAAAAGTTATTGATACAGATTTTGGATTAAACTTAGCTAACAAAACTGAATATACTAAAAGTATTGCTACTACTTATGGGGCTGATAATCATGTACTTAAAGAGAAACAAACTGTCT